AAACACCGGTCGGCGCCTCGTCATCATCCTGAACGAGCGTGACCGAAGTCAGGCCAAAATGCTGCCCGTGAGCGTTGAAGCCACCAACATTGATGAGGCGATCGCTGTGCACGTAACACACGAGCGCTGGCTCCGCTTGCGAACTCTTCGGAGTCGCAGGGCGATTACGGACGAGAACAACTCTGCCAATCGTGGGGACAATCATTTTATTTCTCCGGTATCGGAATTGACTCAAACGACTTCTTCACGCTCGCCAACGGACTCCCTTTATTGTCACGCTCGAATTGCCCGGGCGGCGCCCCACTCAACTGCTGCTCCTTTCCGCGCACCTGATCGCGCGCTTTCTTCAGGTCGAGCGCCTTCACCTCGTTGGTGATCTCGAGCGGGCGCTCCATGAGAATCTGGCCGTCGCGCTCAATGGTCTCGCCGTGGTGATTGTCGGGCATCAGTTCCGGATGGCGCGCGCGCGGGACGGCTTCCCAACCGCGGCCTGCCAGATTGACCTGATAGGACGGATTCTCCTTGCCGAGCACGGTGAGAGTCTTCCATTCGTACGACCAACCGTCCGGGATGATGCGCGGGTCGATGTAGAACTTGTCGACGCCATCATCCATGTCGCCGCCGCGGTGCTCGCGGAGCTCGGCGGCGCGGCGCGCGGCGCGGGTGCGAGGGTCATCGGTAGCCGGGATCGCAGCCGATAACGCGGAACTGACTGCGGCACCGACGCCGGTGGGCGGCGGGGTCGGGAGTGGTGCGTGCGGGCCGGAGCGGCGGCCGTTCTGGGGGTCGGGGGTGTTCATTGCAGTTTGCCTTCTTTTCTCAGCGCCGCTAGCTGGCGACCGTAATCCTCAAGGGGGGTTTTGGAATCGGGAAAAGACGCGTAGGCCGCCTCCTGTTGATCCTTGGTGAGCGTAACGCGACCGGGTTTAGAACCTCCGCCGTTGCCCGAGCGACTGACCGGCGCGGCGGGCGCGGCCTGGCGCCCGGAACCGTTGACGGGCTTGGCGGCGTCGGCCATGGGATCGTCGTCCGCGATCGTGGGCGGCTCAACCTTGGCGACGGCAGGCGTGAGGTCGAGCGTCTTTTCGATGGAGGCGAAATAACCATCGCTCTCTACGGCGTGACCACGCGCCAATGCGAGTTGATGTGCGGCCACCATCTGCTGGTTCTTATTCTTGTCGAGCACGAAGTCAGGATGCGCACGGAGCCATTGCGCGCTTTTCGGCCATTGCGGTGCGACGTCGGCGACGTACGCCTCGACAGGATCGACGGAGGCGCGTGGTGTGGGCTTGGGGGCCTTTTCTAAGGCGTTCTTGCCCGCCTCCAGTTGCGCTAGCTTCGCGGAATTGTCCGACATCTGCCGCTGGACCTTCGCGGCGGCTTTGAAGTCCTGCGCGGTCATCGCGGCGGCGTATTGATCCTCCAGGGTGTCATTCGCCTGAGTGACGCGCTCGATTGCGGAGGTCACAAGGTCGAGTTGGGTTTTCTGGACGTCGGTACGAGCGGCGGCTTCGCCGTGCGCGGCATCGTTGGCGCGATTCTGGGCCTGAATGCGCAGCGCGCGCTCGTCGTCGAGTTGTTTTTGGAGCTTTTTGAGGCCGTCTTCGGTGCTGAGCGTGGTTTTTTCAGGCACAGCGGCGGGCGTTTCGGGTGCAGTTTCGACCTCGACGGTGGGCGTTTCGGGTGCCGGGGCGCCGTTGAGCTTGCCTTTGGCGACTTCGGCGTCGATGGCGTCGAAATCGACGGTGACTTCTTCGGTGGGTGTTGACATGTTATTTTAGGTCCTTAAGCAATTCGTCACGGACGACACCACTCAGGTCAGCTACGGTTAATTTGTGATGATCTTTGTACGCCTGCAGTTGCCGCAGATACCATGCGTCAGACATCTCATCGGAATTGTAGAAAAAATCTGGGTGACAGGGCGCGCCCTCCTGTCGTATGTCGGCCAGTCCGAAACCGCTCATTTTCACCACACGCTTAGAGGATTTTGAATTCGCGCACGGATATTGCGCGGCCGTACGAGCCTGCAGGCCACAAAGTCCTTTTTCTCGATCGCTTTCGCGCTGCCGTTGAAGTCGAGCGCCCACGTATCAGACGGACGGACGACAACCCAGTCGTGCAGTTGGACGTTGAGGTTGAAAGTGATGTCGCTGTAGGCGTCGCTGATGTTGAACGAGCAGGCATCGCCGATCTTGACGACCAAACCGACCTTGCCCTGATAGATATCCTCCTTCAGGGTCTGATGGGGCAGCAAAATGCCACCCTGAGTCATCTCAGGACGCTGGTAGATGGCCAAAAGGACTTCGTTGGAGGCTATTTCGAAATGCGAAAGGTCACCCAGCTTGTCCAGTATTTCTTGTTTTGGGTCGAATTCTGCGATTTTTTTAGCCGCTTGCGGCATGGACTCACCGTTGATTGATTGTTATCCGGGAAGCGCCCAGCCGACTGCGCCGAAGCCAAGGCATTCGGGGCACTCGACCGTGCGCGTTTTGATGGGAGCTACTTCGTTGACTGCTACGGTAGTCTGTCCGGTATACAGCGGCACAGTCAGCGGTTTGAATTCCGCATATTGATCTTGAATTTTTCCGCTATTTTTGCAGCGCGCGCATCTAAACATGTGACTCACCGCTCATTTATCAGAGTGTTGACTTCGTCGCAATGTGTCTCGACGACTTGTTTGTATGCCTGAAACTCACCCACGTAGCGACGGTAATCGGCAAAATCCTTGACCGCGTGACCCGTCGTGAGAATTTCCGCGATGGCCAGCATGCGCTCGTGCAGGCGCTTTTTGAGTTCTTGTTCGAATTTGGTGGAGATGGTTTGCATTACTGCGTTGCGATCTCCGGGCGCGTGTTACAGAGGAAGTGGCATGTTCCACACTGTTGGGTTTCGCCATCCCACGACATCGGACCGTGTCCATTTGGGCACTTTCCCGATCGAATGAGAAAGTCGTGGACGATAAAATCCCGTAAGTCATCTTCGGTGCCACCAGCAACGCCGATGTTGCTCGGATCGAGTGGTTCGACACTCACGGACGCGCCGCCTTGGCCTTCTCCAACCTGCCGAGCCCCCCGCCCGCGCCCGATTCAATCGGATACGCCCCCGGCTTCACCAACTTGCCGCCGTCCTTCTCCAGTGTTCGACCCCCAGCCTTCCGCGCCATCATCGGCGGTGGCGCGCCAGCGGGCGGTCCCATCGGTGCGGGTGGCGGCGCGCCTTGATGCAACCCGACCGGACCGCCCGGCGGCGGCGCTCCGCCCATTGGCATCATCGGCGGCTTCGAGCCACCCTGCGGCGCGATGATGATATTCACGTTCGTGCCTTTCTTGGTGCGTCCGCCGCCCTTGCGCGCGAGCCGGCCAGCGACAGGGCGCGTGCCGTCATTGATCGCGGGGCCACCGGACTTGCGACCGACTCGGCCACCGGAGCATTTGCCGCAATCGCAGCCTTTTCCGTGGACCTTGCCTCCGTCCTTCATCCCGCCGACGTGTTTGATACCGTCGCGTTCCTCGTTGGCTTCCTTTACGTTGCGATTGATCAGCGAGTTCGCGGTGAGGGCACCGCCAGAGGCACGGGGTTTGCGGTCGGCGCGGGACGGAGCAGCCTCGCCGGCGACTTTACCGCCGCGTTTGAACTGGCGGCGGGACACCGGACGCGGGCCGGTCTGACTTCCTGCTTCCATAGAGCCATCTGGCTTGTAGCCCGATGCGTCGACCCGCTGATTCGGGTCCGAGCGCATCAGCCGATCAACTTTGGATTTCGCGGCGGCTCGGGCCTGTTCTGACATCGTGCTCATAAATCACTCACTGTTATGAAGGCGGGTTACATCCGACACGGTCACCGCAACATTCGACATACCATTCATGCGGTCTGATATGCGGATCGGTACGCACGCGATTAGCCAAACAGCCATCCTGCTCCAGCGCCTTGTCGAGTGCTTTCCTATCCTCGTCAGTCCAAGCGCTGGAAACCCATACGTCCGAACTGACGTGCTTAGCCACTTCGCCGAGTTGCTCCAAGGCGTACTTAATCGATGTCACGCTGCAATCTGCGGCTATCGGAAGTGGTTCGTAAAGGCTCATAGAAGTGCAAATCTACTCTTGCGGAACGCTCTTATCCACGGTCTCAATGATCTTGCGCGCCTTGTGCCCCGCCTTACTGACATCGACCTGCTTGCCCGACTCGCCGGCAGTCGGTGCTTTTATGACATCACCGGCCAACGCAATCGCCGCCTCGCGCTCTGCCGCCTCGCGGTCCAAGTCGCGGTTCCGATCTTCGGTTTTGGCCTGCATCTCACGCACACCCACCTCGCGAGCACGATTCTCGGCGTCCATAACCTTGGCGTGTGCCGCGAGTATCGTTGCCGGTGAATCCTGTTCGGGACCGGCCACTCCGCCGGCCGGTGCGTCTGGCTTTGGCATGAAATGCCCTGTCTTGATCTTTTCGGCAGTTTCCGCCGCCGTCGACTGCGCTTCGGTCTGGCTGGCCTGCGCCTCGACTGCCTTCGACTGCGAATCCTGGGCCTTGTTCTTCATCTCCGCCTGCTGCTGAATGAGTTGTGGCGGCGGTTGACTGCGCGCGGCCGGCGGCACAAAGAATTCTTCCGGATTCGGCCAACCGATCGCATTCAGCGCCGCCGTATCGACGGTTATCGGGTCATACAGATTCGGACTCGCGGCCTGCAGTTGCTTCAGCGCCATCACCTTCATGAGCCGCTGCCCGCTACTACTAGTGTTCGGATCCGCCTGCGGCACGAGGTTGCAGTTGTTGAGCGCGGCCAGGAATTTCGTCTTGTCCCACACAGTCTTGGATTTACACCCGCGCTGGAAGAACGACTCCGGATGCTCTTTAAACTGCTGCTTCAGCAGTTGGAACTCTTCGGCCTGCGCCGCGTGCATCCGTTTATGCACTGCGTTCATGACCTTGATCGCCTGATCGATCATCGCCATCACCGTGCCCACCGGCACATCCGCCCGCCCCTCGCCCACCTGGACTTCCGCGGTGCCGCCGATCCGGCGACCCGTCTCGACCATGTCGGCGACGAGCTGCATCAGTGCCGGCATCTGCTGCGTGCTATACGGCAACGGCATCGCGAAATCGCGGATCGGCATCCCGCCGGTTTTCAACTGCGCACTGCCGCCGGGCGGAATCCGGAAAATGTTTGTGTTCTGGCGGCCGGCCGTGTCGGCGGTCAGGAATCCGGGGAAGTTCGCGTACATGCCGCAGTCGAGGCCCTCGCGCCACGCGGCGGTAGCCGCGTTGGTCGTGTTGCCCAGGATGTGCAGCAGCCCGATGTCGTAAAACCCCATGCCGGGAACGAACGGGAACTTCACGAACCGTTTGCGCGCGACCGGCAGCGTTTGGTCGTCTTCGTTGTAGTTGCGCTCGATGCGCAGGGCCGTGCGATCCGACACGTCGATCGTCACGACGTAAGGCACCTGCAGGCCGGAGACTTTGCCCTTATGCTTGTGCTCGAATCCCGCGATGTTGAGTTCGCAGCACACCTCGTAGATTTCGCGCTCGCGGTCGGCGGGGCGCAGCATTGAGGATTCGGACAGGCCCTGCTGTGCGTTCTCTTCCTGTTTGAGCGAATCGGATTGCGGCACCCGGGCGTCGCCGAGCGTGATATCCCGGTAGACGCCCAGAATCTGCATGCGCCGGACCGTGGAGGGTCGCAGCATTACGCGGTGCGTCACACGCTGCGCGTTGGCGAGGTCCGTCGCGGACTGGTTCACAATGAGGTCGTCAGCGTCGACCGCTTCGCTGACCGGGCGATTCCTCAAGGGGCACGTATAGACCTTTTTGAACCCGGTCCCACCGAATCCCGTCATGAACAGCATGCGGTCGGTGTCGGGGTAATACTCGGTCGCGACCGCCGTCAGGTAGTGATTGAAATCCTGCTCGAGCGCGGTGGCGGTCTGGTCCTCAGTGAGGTCGGGGCTCGTATTGTCGTTGCGGATCTTGACCGGGCCGTCGGTGGGCAGCAGTTCGGAGCGGGCGTTCGCCTGAAACCTCAGTACGGCCTCCAGTAATAGAGGGTGCCGGACCTTACTCATGCCCTCGACGGGTGCGCCGTCACTGGCGCCCTGGACGTTCGGCAGTTCGATCTTGAGACCGAGCAGCTTCACGCCCAGCGCGCGGTCCTCAATCCATTCCTGCCGTGACTGGAGATCGTCCGCGATGCCTTGCAGCAGGTCTTCCGTGATGCGGGAGAGCTCGCCTGCGTCGATTTCTTCCGCGAGGTTGCCGAACCACTCGACGGGACCTTTGTTTGCGGCGGTCTTGAGTGGCTTGCCGTCGAGTGAGACCGTAATCGAGCCGTCGCCGTGGTCGATGCGCAGGATATTGCCGGCATCGTCGATGTTCGGCGTGTCGGGACTGTCGGGGGCGATGTCGACGGTGACTTGCGGGGCGTCGGGGGTGTCCGGGTCGGGTGCGCCGACCAGCCGGAGGTTGGCGTTGTTGAGTCCGGCTAGGCCGCTCACAGACTGCGCTCCAACATCGTGAGTCCGCGAAGGCGCCAGACGCGCAATGGACCCTCATCGACGCGTTGCCGGGCTCGTCTGATATACCGACGAATGCAGCGTCGATCCACGTACACCATGTCATCACAGAGAGAATGATGCGCCACAGATGAATACGGAATATTGAGATCGGCCAGCGTTGACCACGGAATTCGGACTAGGCCGCTCATGGAAGCAGATCCTCCGTGATGGCGGTGGCGCATAAATCTCGAACCATGTTGCGGCGCCGTTCTCGCTGATCGGCGATCTCATCAGGGGTCGGATTCACCGGAGCGCCGTTCGGGGCGCCATACCAAAAGACCGGATTTTGATCGGAGCAGCCTCCATTATGGTAGTGGCCCGCGCAGCCGCAGTCGCTCATTTGCCGTGCCTCGCGAGAAATGTGGCGCGATCTTCTGGGCATCTCGATATCAACGCGCAGTCGACCATTTGCCGCAGGCACTCCCGAATTTGCGCGTATTCGGGCTGTGTAATCTCGCGATCCGTTGTGAATTCGTCGGGGCTGGTAATAGCTACTATCTCGACGGGG